GCAGCAGTGGCAGCAACATTCGCATCAGTGCGGCCAAAGTAACCGTCAATTTCTGCTTGGCTGTAGCCACGGCTTGCAAGGCTGGCAGCCTGATCTTCACGGCTTGCAAACGGGTTTATCGACAGACCCATTGCTAGGTCCATACCCAACTTACCAATCAGCCCACGATCTGCATATGCCGGGGCATTTGGGTTGCGACCGAAGATGCCACGGCTTGGCGACGTAGTTGTTGCTGGCGCTGTAGTGGAGCGCGTCATGTCCTGTGCAATTTGCGCAGGCGATACGTTGGTTGCTGGCGCGCTGATTGCTGAAGTTGTAGCTTGCTGGGATTGCGCAATGGCCTGCGCAGCAGCAAGGGCGGCCATGTCATTTGCAATATCAGGCGCATCAACGGATGTATTGATGCCAGTATTTGTTCCAACCGTAGAGCCGCCAGAAACTGGGCCAATGGCCGACACAATGCCTGATGCTTGGGCTGGGCTGATATTGCCGGCAGCATTTGTGGAAACGCTACCAGTCCCACCGGGGACGCCAGTAGTAGACATGTTGCCAGATGCTAAGTCAGCCGAGGAAACAGTGCCGCCTAATAAGCCCGGTCCAAAGTTGCCGCTTTGCAATCCACCACGGTTCATAGCTGCGTCAACGTCAACCTGAGTGCCAATCGCGGCAACATCTGCAGGCGACATGCTTGGTCCACTTAGGCCTCTGGTCATGCCAGACACACCAGTAACATCAGCCATCGCGTAGCCAGATGGGTCAGCAGTTGGAGCCGTGTCTGGCGATGTTATTCCGCCAAGAAATCCGCCTGTGCTTGGGTTTTGGCCGGGAACTCCAAGGCCAAACGCTGCCTCTGGGTCAAACCCCGGAGAAACGGCTGGCGCTCCTAGAGATGGGTTTACATTTGTCCCGGACAACTCCGCCGCCAAACCAAGCAAACCAGCCTGAACGCCATTGTTGCTAAACAAACCCTGTGCAACAGAAATTGCATTCTGCGCAGCTTCAGCCTGAGCCGCCGGGTTGCTAGCGTCAGCATTGCCGCCACCAAACCCACCAAGGCCACCTTGCGCCCCGCCGACTGCGCTGCCGCTTAGGCCACCAGTTCCGACCTGACCGCCAAACGCTTCACTTGCGCTAAGGCCATAGCCGCCTTCTGCTGCTGCATTTTCTGGCATATCAGTATCCCATTGCTCGGAGGTAGGATTGAACCTGCGTATTGCGGTCAGAGTTCAAAAAGAAATAGCGATTGTCTGGGTGCATGCTTTGAGCAAATGTCATCAGCTCTTGGTCGGTGACAGAATTGCGATCACCATACATCGGCCCGCGTGGATCATACGAAGGCTGGTTGGCGGGTGGAAGGACGGTTGTCCGAATAGCCCCCATTCCAGGCTGCAAAGCGCTCATAGCATCAGCCGCAATGGCGCGAGGGTCTTGCGGCATGCCAGCAGAACCACGACCGCTGTATGTCATTTCCTCGGCGCGTATCACAGGCTCCACAACCTTGGGATTTAGCGCAGCACCAGCCGCCGCATTAGCCGCCAGCTCAAGGTCACGCTCACGGGCTGCACCGCGTGGCGCAATTCCCAAGGCATTGCCAAGAACCGATATAAGACCGCCGCCCTTGAACGTGTCGCCGGACATACCAGCGCCACCACCATCAATCATGTCTAAAAAGCTTTTGTATGGGCCTGCATCTTTCGCAGGCGCCCCGCTCTTAAAAAGCTCCTGCATGTTCATAGAACGACCACTGCCAGCGCCCATGCCAATCTCCTGTCCATCTGAACGCAGGCTATGCCACGCCCTTTAAATTTCTACGCAGGGGCTGGCCCCACGATGTTGTCCCTACACCCAACGCAGTGGCAGCATCGCTCGCCATCGTCAGGCAAACAGCGTCAGCCAAGTCAGGTGAACTCAAGCCACGCCGTCGCATCTCGTCTTTGCTCTCAGCCTTCATCTTGCCGGAACTGCCGAAACTATACCTGATTGACGTTAATTCCGCAATGAGTTGGTCGTCATGGGGTATTTTACTACCTCTCTCCTCCAGCCAACCGCGCAATTTGAAAATCAACTCAGTCCGCAAATTCTGATACGTCTTGCCCATACTCGGCGCCTCGGACACGTTCACACCACGCACCGGCAAGCCCAATTCACGCAAGCGGTCAACGACACCAGCGCCAAGGCCGATGCTGTCAACGAGTATCTCAGAAGGCCGCAAACTAAACGGCAGGCCATCATACTCCGCCTTCACCCGACCAACAGTTTGCATCAGGTCCAAACCCTGCCAGCGCTCAATCTCAGTCACGACAGGCCCGGTGCGTTTAGCCAGCGCCGTTTTGTCCGTCCCGAAGCGCGCTACGTCCAAACCCCAAATAGGCTTGGTATCTTTTGGCGTTTCAATGTCTCTATCGCGCGCAGCTTCGGCCAGATGGATAGGAATAATCGTGTCGTCATCCGCAAGAGGAAACTCGCCAAGCACGCGGATACGAAAAGCATTACTTTCCTCGCCGTAGCGCAACTTAATTTCTTCGACAAACTCATCAGACACCAGCGGGCTATCAAGACACGACCAACGCCGCACCCACCAAGCATCCGCCATCCTGTTTTGACTTTCAAAAAACGTCCCGCTAGAACGTGTCGGGTTGCCCAACAAAAGCGTCGTTGCGGAATGCCCGGACATCGAGCCAGCCGCCGCTTCAAACACAGGCTCAGGCACACCGCTGGCCTCGTCAACAACAAGCAGCACATGCTCGCTGTGAACACCGGCCAATGCCTCTGGCGTCTCAGCACGTGACGTTCTAGCCGAAATAAACGCCTCACTGGGCGCGGCAACCAATTCAACACGATCCGACTTGACGTTCAGCAGCGGTTGTAGCTGCTTCGGCATCTCGGTGATCCATTTCTTCAATTCAGCAAACAAAGCGTCAAACAACTGGCCAGTGGTGGGCGCCGTCACGACAACCTTGTTTGGAAACCGAAACATCAAAAACCACAGCATCGCCCAGCTTGCAAAAGTTGACTTGCCGGTGCCGTGGCCTGACCTGATCGACATCTTACGCTCGCCTTTGGCTAGGGCGTTTAATGCCTCTTCCTGATACTCAGTCGGCGTCCCGCCAAGAACCTCTTTTACAAAGGCCACCGGGTCGCTGCGATATTCATTGACGAAGTCAATTAACGGGTTGTCCTGCTGCTCACTCATCGTCGGCTGCCTCGGCTGGCGTGATGTCGATCACACTGGACCTGTGCTTGCGCAAGGCGTCCAGGTGAAGGTCGCCCAAGTTAATCGTAATATTGGTGTCAGGCTTGCCGTAGCGGCCCGGGTTGGCGGTGGCTGCCCACCATTTCCGGCTGCTTGTCTGCTCGCGCAGCACGGCAATACGCTCATTCTTAACATCCTCGCCGTTGTCCATCCTGGCAGCAATGTCATCCGCCAACTTCATGGTTTGCTCGGCAACCGCATCTGCGCCCTCAATCCTGGCCTTCTCTAAAGCCTCTTTGACTTCGGGAATGTTGTTAAGGTGTCGGCTGATGTGGCTGCGTGAGTAGCCGACCTCATCCGCAAGCTGGGCAAGCGTCTTGCCGCTGGCAACGTAATCATAGACGAAATCTGCCATGGACATGCTGGCAGCCTCGGCGGCTACCTCAATCTTTTTTAACATCTCTCGGCGTTGTGGGCGTCCAGCCATGTTGGCCTCCTTGGTTGTGGTGGCAGATTAGGCAGTAAAAAAAGGTTTGGCAAAATTTTTTCAAAAATTTTTTTTGGACTGCGTCAAAGGGTGTCTTGGACCAGCGCCCCCGCCGCCGCGCCGGGGTGGGGGGGTCTGCCAGATCTGCCAGGGCTGAGGCGGCGCCAAAGTCGTTAACATGTTAAGGAAATCGTTAACATGTTAACCATTCTGGGACCAAAGTGCGCATAATCTGCATTATGTTAAATGTCTTTTGCAATGTTATCAATGACTTAACTGTTTTGGCCGTATTATGTTAACCCTGAGCACAAGATGTTGTGCCTGCCGCGCCTGCCACGGCGCCCAGATAGTTGACAAGTGCAAGCATTTTTGGCACGCGCGCGTCCGCGCGGGCAGGCGCGAGCGACGGCGTGTGCCGGAGCGTGGTCTGAGAGCCGCAGAGATGGCGCACAGAGCGGCGTTAGAAGTTTTCTGGACGTTAGGTAGCCGAGCTGGCTAGAGGCGCTCTATGCGGCCTCTCAGTGAAGCTGTCGCCCGTCGCCATATTCCTCGACAAGCATGCGCAGCGCGATACCGATGATGACGATCAACTGGCCGACATCGTGACCCTCTTCAACAGCCTCGGCAACCAGCTCAAGCAAATCGGCTACGCCATCCTCGATCTCTTCTGCGTCGTATAGCTGTGGATCAATGACGATGTCCATGTTGCCCTCCGGCTAAAAAAAGACCCCGCACGCATTGTGCAGGGTCCAGTTCGTGGAGGCAAGCATCACGCCCAGGGAGGAGAGATAAAAACGTGATGCAGGTTCCTCAACGCTAGTCTAAGTCGATGCCATTGGCAAGCTCTGCTGCAAGAGCGCAATAGGCAGCAGCATCTACGTAGCTATCCACAGTCGGCGCATTGCCAACCAGCCGAGCAATCTTCAGCCAAGCCATTGCCAGCGCTACCTGCTCGGCAGTCACGTGCTGATCAAAGATAACCGACCAGCCGTCTGCAATGCGGTTAAAGTTCTCTTCTGGCGTTCCGTAGTTCTGACTGCGCTCACCATCATCAGCAATCAGCTCAATCGCCTGTTCCAATATTTCAATCCTATTCACCATGGGATCTCATCCTCTATGCTGTCGTTCACCTTGTGGCCGATGATCTCGGCCCTTTCGAAATGCTTTCTGACCTCTTCGGTCATAATGCCGATTGCATGCTTGCCGTAGAAGTCCAGCGCCACGGCAACCTCGCGCAGCGTCACCAGCTTCAGCTCGGGCCGCTTGTCCTTGATCTCTTGCCAGGACCGCCCGTCTTTCATAACGCCATAAACTTCCCCATCCACCTCGACCTCCCATAGATCCATGGGCGCCCGGGAACGCCCTGCCTCTTCGGCAGCCTTATCCATCGCCTGCAGTCCACGCATGCACACTTCAGCCCTGGCTGCCACGACTGCCGGGTCTTCCGTCATAATCGCGTCATTCAGCTTCGCCATGGCCGACCCATACTTCTGGGCCATCTCGACGCTCACCAGCTCGGGCAGCACGTCAATGCCCCACTTCCGATCCATCTCAATCGCCAGCCTGTCGAGCGGCGCCAATGCGAAATCACACATCACCTGATTTTGCGTCTGCCCGGAATGCAACAACCGATCCGATTTCTTCTGCCGCTTTGGTCTTCCACGACCACCCTGATTTTTCACCATCTCATCTCTCCAAATGCCGGGATCTGTATGATGTAGGAAAGTCTATAGACATTTCCTACAAATCATACACTTTGGTCCGTCCGTATGATTTAGTGTAGGATTTGTATGATTTGTAGGATTTACCACTTGTAACCCATTGATTT